ATGGAGATAATGCTTCCCTCCTGATGAAAGGAAGGAATTAAAAATGGCAGTTACTAATTTTATTCAGCAGATTTGGTCTAAGAAGATTCAGGATGATCTGGAACTGAAGTGCAAGCTGGTCGACAATTGTCTGCGTGACTATGAGGGCGATTGCAAGTATGCACAGTCCGTCAAGATTCTGGGTGTTGGTGAGCCTACCATCGGTGACTACGATGGCACTAAGGACATCACCATCGAGGAGATGTCTGATAAGGGTCAGATCCTGACCATCGATCAGGCAAAGTACTTCGCATTCTATGTCGATGATGTGGACAAGGCACAGTCCGTTCCCGGTCTGGCTGAGAAGTATCAGGAGAAGGCTGTCCATGGTCTGGCTGTTGCCCGTGACACCTATGTTGCTACCCTGATTGCAGGCGCTGCAAACAAGACTACTGTCACCATGACCGAGGAAGGCTTCAAGAAGGGCATTGACGATGCCATCGTTGAACTGCGTGAGCGCAACTTCGATGAGGAGGGTGTCATCGAGGTCACTCCTGCTGGCTACGCTCTGTTCAAGAACCACCTGATCACTCTGTCCACCAACAACCCTGAGTACATCAAGAAGGGCATTGTCGGTATGTATGACAACATGGAAGTCATCATGTCCAACAACCTGAAGACTCCCGGCTGTGTCCGTGGCAGAAAGGCCATCGCCTTTGCTGGCCAGATCAACGAAGTCGAGGCTCTGCGTGCTGAGAAGCGCTTCAAGGATATCGTCCGTGGTCTGGACACCTTTGGCGCTAAGGTCATTGACGAGAACCGCATTCAGGTTCTGGTTGCAGGCTAATAAGGGCAAATTAACCTCACGAAGAGGAATGCAAAGCGCATAGCTTAATGCCCTTTGGGGGGAGTGGCAACACTCCCCTCTTTTCGTGAATGTAGGGGCATCTGCATTGACGAAAGGAAAGGAGAGGACATATGAAAAACTTTATCCGCAAACCCGGCATTGACTTGTATCCCGGTATCGTTGTTACCAAGGATACTGTGCTGGAATACAAAAACGAGAATGTCACCCAGACTGTAAAGAATCTGGTGCTTCATTCTGTAACCAAAGTAAATGGCGATAACTTCAAGAGTAAGTACGATACCACCATCAAACTCAAGGAAGGTGACATCCTCCTCTTTGAGACCGATGGCAGAGGCTACATCAAGCCAGTTGAGGAGTTCGTAACGATTGATGCAGCCATCGAGGATCTGGTAAACATCAAGGATTTGGGGTGATGATATGTTTGTTGTGAATGAGGACAATTCCATCTATGCAACCAGAGGCGATATCGTGTTCTTCTCTGTCACGGCAAATGACAACGGAGAAGCACATCAGTTTCAGGCAGGAGATGTTCTGAGAGTCAAAATCTATGAGAAGAAAGCTGCCGATAAGGTAGTCTTGCAGAAGGACTTTCCGGTTCTGGAAGCAACGGAGAGCGTGGAGATCTTCCTGACCGAAGAGGATACCAAACTGGGTGAAGTGATCTCTAAACCCAAGGACTACTGGTATGAGGTAGAACTGAATCCCTACGATAATCCCCAGACCATCATCGGCTATAACGAGGACGGAGCAACCGTATTCAAGCTGTTCCCGGAAGGTGACGATATTCCTGAGTTCGTCCCTGATCCAGAGGACTTCCGTGTGATGGACGATGAACTGGATATGACATCTACTCGTCCGGTAGAGAATCAGGCGGTAGCAAGAGCCGTGGTGAGCCTGAGAGGACTGGCAGAAGATACAGCAGAAGGTCTGGCTATCGAGAAAGCGAGATTCGACAATCTGATCTCCGAGGACAATACGACTGTATCCAAGAATCTTGAGTATATGGACTACATCACCGAGAATACCAAGGCCAAGGTCGATGCCCATATCGAGTCTGACGGAGTTCGTGCCAGTATCAAGGTAAATCATCGTGAAGCAAACTTCCTCGTTGGTGGCTCTAACATGGATGTGTTTATCATCCCCAAGGAGTGCAGACCAATTAACACCGGACTGATCCATACCGAAGACGGAATGGAATACAGCATCAACTACGACACTACCAGAGAAAGCTATGTGCTTAACCTGAAAGCGCAGGATGATGTGACTTATGCTCCCGGTGAGGCAAGAACAGTCACTTTTAGTTATGCTCTGGGCGATTATGAACTGAAAGATGTTCGTGTCGGTGCTGATGGCAAGATTTATCCTACTGCCGGAGAAGCTGTGAGAGCGCAGTTTGAGACCATGAAAGCTGCATCTGCCGCGGTTACTCCGCAGATGTTCGGTGCTGTCGGTGATGGTAAAGCGGATGATACCGAAGCATTGCAGAATATGGTTGACTATGCAGCACAGGAAAGCAAGCGCATTTTTTTACAATCTGGAACATACTTGATTTCCAAGACGATTGTTTGCGATTTTTCCGAAAGCAGAATGCTTGAATTTATTGGGTGTGGTCAAAAATCTAGGTTCGTCGTTGCCGATGACTTTGACGGAGATAAGGCTTTTGCATTCTATGTGAAACCAACAAACCACAGGAATTTAGATGTCGGCAATTTTGAGGTTGTTTTGACCAAATCCGTTTCCGGTATCTATTTCAACGAGATTGGTATGAGTGCGGTCATCCATGACATCTTTATCGATGGTAGTTGGGAAGATGGTGACAGCGAAACCGCCTACGGCATTTATACGCACACAGCAACTGTTGCCGAATATCGCAATAATAAGATTATCGGAGTTGCAAGCGGCATGGTTTTTGATGTGTCACATAGTGTACACATCGACAAATGCGACATCTCTTTTTGCAAATATGGCGTTGTCTTATCTGGTGGATCGAATATCTCTATTATGAGATGCCGTATTGACGAAAATGTGGTTGGTGTCATTCAAAACAGCAGCGACACGATTGCAACCGAACATCGCCCCTATTCGTTCAACGGAACATTTGTTGGCTTAACGATAAGCGACAACCGATTTGAGAGCAACTCTTATGCCAGCATACTTTTGATTGCGTATGCCAACGGTTATCTGGCAAACAATGGCGTGAACATTGAACGCAACTATTTTACTGGTTTGACTTCGGAAAATAGCGGAATTGCTATGGCTCGGTGTGTAAAGCTTCGTATCGCAGAGAACTCTTTTAAGGGTACAGAAACCGCTGTGCCGATACGCTCGTTAGGCAGCCTTATTAAGGTGGAACTTAAAAGCAATACTTGCGTAATAAACCCAGATGGAACAAAGTGCAACGCCACACTTGATAACAGCACAAGATCGGCTCTCGACTTTGATTATGACATTGAAACGAATCAAAGCAACGAGAAAACCGTTGAAACATATTATTTGCGGAAGAAAATTGTAAGCGCAATAACCAACGGCGAACTTGATGCCAACGACTACAATGTCATTCAGTTAGCCACATCCTCCGCATCTACTGTATCCAAAATTGCCGACAACAATCTGTTATATGTGTGTAAAGAGTTATCCGTTCTATGCGACGGAAAAACCACATTTAAGCATTCTGGCGTGTTGAAACTGAAAGACGGAGCAGACATAACACCAGATGCTTTGCAGATTATTAAATTCTTGGGTGTTTATTCCGATGGCGTAAGATGGATACAAATTTAATCGCAGTATATGAAAGCACCATCCTTATGGGTGGTGCTTCTCTCATAGGAGGTATGAATATGAGTTTAGAAGGAACTGCAAAGGCTGGTCAGGTTCTAAAGGGACAGATCAACAAATGCGATACGCTAGTCCTCAGCGCCTATGCAGTAGCAGTAAAGAACGGCTTTGAAGGTACAGAAGAGGAATGGGTAGAATCCCTGAAGCCTCGAAAGGGCGTAGACTACTTTACTGAAGAAGATATCCAGCAGATCGTAAAGGCTTGTCTTGAAGCACTTCCTGCGGCAGAGGGGGTTAGATATTGATGACAAAAAGAGCAGTAAATGATATTAGTTTGAAATCCGTAGCTGATGCAATCCGAGAACGACTTGGCGCACCTTCATCTTATCCGCTGTGGTTTCCGGATGGGTTTGTGAGTGCGGTGGAAGGGATTCCGAAAGGAGTAACAGAAGCTGAGTGGAAAGATGTAGTTTTCATCGACTACGATGGAACTGTCCTTTACAGCTATACCTTGGAAGAACTGCAAGCATTGACGGAGTTGCCTCCGCTACCATCCCATGATGGTCTTATTTGCCAAGAATGGAACTGGACTCTGGCTGACATTAAGGCATTGAATCGTGCCGTAACTGTCGGTGCAAATTACATCACAGATGATGGTGCGACTAGACTCTGCATCTGCATCCCAACACCATACCGCAAAACTGTTCCCTTGTATTTCAAGCAGAATGTTGCGAATGGTGTGACTATCAATTGGGGTGACGGGAGCAACACCGAAACACTCAGCGGTACTGGTGTGGTGAATACATCTCATGAGTACGCACAGCCGGGAGATTATGTGATTTCCCTATTACCTTTGAATAATTGCAATTTAAATCTAACTGCGGATGATTCCTCTATCTGCGTGTTAGGTAAGTATTCTGGCGAAGGACGAGCCTATGTTTCAATGTTGCAAAGAGTATATTTGGGAAAGAACATTGATAGTTCTGGTGACTATTCTTTTCGGAACTGTTGGGGGTTAAAAGCGGTCACAATTCCTTCTAATTTCAAATATTACGGTGTAAGTATGTTTCACGATTGCCGATCCTTAAAGAGTCTTGTTGTTTCAAAAGGCATCGGATATGTTGGCTATAATGTGGGATATAACTGCATGGGTATGAGAAGCATATCTTTTCCGAACGAAATAGGTAGCAAAATCAATTCTAACACATTCTATTTCGGCTATAGTTTGCAGGCTTTCACAATTCCAGACTCCATGACATCTATAACTAACGGATTCTTTACCCATTGTGAGTCTTTGGCTTATATCAAAATCCCTGCCGGTGTGACTTCCGTGGGCGCAGAGGCTTTTAGAAATTGCTATGGCTTAAAGGTTATTGATTTTACATCCTGCACCAGTATTCCGACATTGAGCAATACGAATGCGCTCGATGGACTATCTTCGG